CATGGCGCTACGCTCGTCAGTGGTCAGCTGTGGGAACAGAGCCACCAGCGCCGTAACGTCGCGCTCTGGGTGCACGTTAATCGCGAGGTCGGTGTCGCCAACGCATGCCCACTGTCCGGTTGTGGGGTGCTCAATGAGCGCCAGCAGCTGCGTCGTGATGCGGTCCGGCTCGTGCAGGTGCTTAGGCAGAATCAAGTTGTACAGCTCTTCGCTGATGCCCTGGGCGCGTTGCTCGCTGGTCAGGTTTAGGCGAGCCGTGACGGGGAGGTAAACGGTGGCCATTAGTAAATGCTGAAGTAGGTGTTGATGTTGTTTTGTATGCCGGTTCTATTACCCGCGCCGTCTTGGTCGCTGTCCCAAAAAATCAGTTCCTGCCAATGCACGGCGTCCACGTGGCAAATATTGAAATTGGCGTTGGTTGTGGCGCTTGTATCGCAGTCCAAAAACATCAATCCTTGTGAGCTATTGAAGTCGTTCCAGCTGTCTCCTTGCTGGTAGTCGGTGTCTGTGACGTCATTGATGTGAGCCGTGACCGTGCCCAAGGCTCTGAATGCTGAGTCGGCAAACTGACCTTGGTTAGTGCGCAAAAAGAAGGGAGAACCTGAGCCGTTACTCAACCACGGGATACCTGTGTTTTCGATATTGGCCAAGACGCCAACGATAGTTCCTGACGAAGCGCCACCTGTAAAGCTGCTGACCACCAGCTGTGTGTCATTGTGATAGATGGCAGGCTTTCCGTTCTCGGTAACAACTGCCGCCGCCACTCGGTCGTAAATCATCGGCTGCGCGCTTGACGTGCTCTGCGTCGCATTATTGCCGTTGCCGCTTTGGTCGTACCAAATTGTGCAGTAACCAAAAGCGTCACCCACGAATGTTGCTAGTGCAGAAGTGTCGAGGTCGCCGTTACTGTCAAAGCCAATGTCTTGCGTGGCTTCGTCGCTACTGCGCCGGACGCGCATACAGCTACCAGTGTAGTCCTTGTCCAACTTGCGCACCGAGTAGGCAGCCGCTGCGCCGGTGTAAGTGTCCAGCAACAAGTTGGGGTCCGCCGCCGTCGTCGTCCTCGTCATTTTCAGCGATAGCGGCAAGGTGCCGCGCGTCTCGGCTGTGGCGTCGGTCTCGTTCAGGCCGGCAAGCAGTGCAGCCTTGGCCGTCGCGAAGCTCGCGTTGTCGGCTGGTTGCGTGGTGTAGTCCGTCCAGTCCGCAGCGGTGTCAGGATCGGCGCGAAACTTCGTGGCGTAAGCCAGCGTGCGGTTGATCGTGTCCGTCTCGCCTACGTCGCTGGTCTCGCTCTCAGCTTCGCCGTCGCCGTCAGGGCGTGCGGTGTAGTAATACTCGACGTTACCGGTGGCGCCTGCCCTCTCGCTCTCTGCCTCGGTGTCATAGCGGCCATGATAGTTGACATCAGAACCACCGCCACCGCTGACCACTGTAGCCGTATTGCCGTCGATGGTCACCGTGCCGTTGCTGAACACGAGCTTATTGACCGCGCCGCTTGGGTCGCCGTCTACCTCCTCGACGGTAAACGTGTTGCCTGGGAACTGCGACACAACCGTAGCTGTGCCGGTGCGCTGGATGCGGACGTCATAGGTCTGCTCCAAAACATACACGCGCTGATCGGCGTCGAACTGAATGTCACTAGTGTCAAAGTCGATGCTCTGCACCTCCACGCCGCTGATGGTTCCGCTCTGCCGGTCGAGCGCTGTGCGCACGGCAATGCCAAGGTCCATGCTCTGCTCATAGTCATCGCTGACGCAGTACAGCTCGACACGCGCCGTGTCCAGCTTAGACGTGCTGTTCTTCGTGTCGCTCGGCGTGGTGTCGGTGACGGTGTAGACCACAAACGGCGCGTCGACGTCCTGCTGTGCCAGCTCCGGATAGATGCGGTCGGCACAAATGGCGCCCACGTCGGTGCTATCCTTGAGCAGCTTGTATATCGCTTTTCCTGTTTCCATTACAGCTTGTATTTCTCGAACACCTTACGGTATAGGCTGACCTGCATGCGCTGCATCTTCGGAGAGTAGCGCGCAAGGAACGGCCGAATGATGTTGTAGTTGCGCGAACCGATGGACCGACCACGTCCGCCGACCTGTCCGCTCTCTACGATGGCAGCAAACCAACCGTCGTTGCGGTCCGATCCACCCATGCGCGGTCCCACCCACACATTGATTTTGGAGCCTTTGCTGTTGCGCACTCCGATGCTTCGGTGCAGCGTGCCTGGCTGAGTGGTCACAATGCGGCGACCGTCGTAGAACACGAAGTCTTCCTTCATGCGTTTGCGCCTCAGTTGACCCTTGAGCTTCTTGCTTGCGCTGCGTGCAATGCTTTTGTTGGCTTTGCGCAAGTCTTTGCTCATCTCTTTTGGGAAGTCTCCGATGCGCTTGACCTGCTTCATGAGATCCTCCAAACCAATGATGGTCTTGCGCTGCTTGGAGCGCGACATACTTTCCCTAAGCCTAACGCCCATCCGTCCCCTTCTCTTTGCAGAAGATGCGCAGGCCGTCGCGCCGTCCGATCTCCTCAAAGCCTAGTATCTCATACTCCCTGGTCTCGAAAATGATTGCATCGTCTTGGCTGATGCTGAGGCCATCGCCAGCGTCAGTGGGATTGGGATGCCGCACAACGAAGGTCACGTCACGCTGCGGAAAGATTTGGTACGCCTTCATGCTCTCGCCGGCCGAGCCAGCGTAGATGACCTCAGCCCACATGTTCGTGTCTGTGGTCAAGCCTACCGTAGGCTGGCCGTAGTCGTCCTGTGTCAGCGTCTCTGCGCGGTGCGTTATGTACCGGTCTCTCCGTCCTGCGTTCTTCATGGCTGGTAGATGATGCGGAACGGATTGAGCAGGGCATCGAGGCCAAACTTGAGCCGGCTGGTAATGGTGCCGCTCACTTCCTCAAGCCGGTTTTCGTACATGGTAGATACAAGCAGCTTGATCGCATGGACCACCGGCGTCGGCACGGTCGTGTACCCAGCGCTGAAGGTGACGACCACCGGCGTCAGAGCGTACTCATATACGTTGGGGTAGTCGCGGAAGGCGATGCGCGACGGTTGGCTGATAAGGTCCGTGTACCAGTTGGTTGTGGCCAGCGTCGTCAGGTTGCTATACGTCTTGTCCTCGGTCGTTTGGTACTTCACTTCGGTTACCGCCTGCACCGGTCCCATGGGAAAATAGGCATTGTAGAAGCCTGGTAGGTAGCCGCGCATGTTGTAGGTGCCCAGCTTGATGTTGCAGTGCTCCTCGATGTATGCGATGGCCGCAAGCCGCAGCGCTGTGATCAGTGTGTCCTCGGCGGTGTGCGTCACGCGCATGTACGCCTTCAGCTCATCGACAGTGACGATGTTATCCAGGACTACTGTTTGGCCGGTAATCTCTACTTGCATTCTGTAAAAATAGAAAAGGCCGCACGAGGCGGCCCTTTCCTAAGAAGTAATTAGTGCTTATCAAGCATTGTCGTGGAAGGTGTACGCGGCAGCGGCGTGCAGGGCAGAAGCTGCAGCGTAACGGTGCACCGAGATGCGGACCTGGTGGCTGAGGTCCAACGTGTATGGGTTGACCACGATGTCAATTCCTCCGCCGAAGTATCCGAGCACGGCAGCCTGAGCGAAGTCAGCCATAATCATGGTGCCCTCTGCGGCAATTCCGTTGGCCGGCACGAGGTCGGTCACGAAGTAGGGGTAACCCATAGCCGTAATTCCACCAGCGTTGCTGCGGTCGAGGATGGAGCTGACGTTAGACACCAGCGGATCGTCGGCAATCAGAGCGTGAGCCGTACCGTTGACGACCACCTTGACGTTCCGCAGGTCAACACCAGCATCAGCCAGGGCACCCTCTGCGGTCAGCATGCCGGCAGCAGTCGGTGCGGCATCGCTGTCACCGTCGCCGGTTCCAATGATGGCATCAAAAACAGCCTTGTCAATCTGACGATTGAGCTGCGTCACCATGTCCTGCGTGATCAGCTGCTCAACAGCCGGTCCGCCCTGCATCATGAGCTGCTCGGTCACGGTAACAAAGGCACCGTAGCGCGTGGGCGTCAGGCTCTTGTTTCCGATGGCAGACGATGCGTTGCTCACGTCAGCGCCCTCAGCAGCAGAAGCAACCGTGGCGGCAGTGTTCACAATGGGAATGT